GGTATAGATGCATTAGGAAAAACAGCGTCGCCTACAGCAGTGTTGCCTTTGAGAATTTCGACAACTTTTTTTCGTATAAGTTTTCGCGCTTTACCTCTATCTGCTTTAGGAGCGCCGTTGTCTTGTATCATGATTAAGTAGCCTCTTTGTGCATAACTAAAACAGTACTCGCGTCGGGTACTCCGTCTTCTAAAGAATTTATAACTAAGTAAGAGATATTTTTAATAACTAACTTATCGCCTTTTTTTGGAACGAAAGGAATATCTGCGAGTTTTAATCCGAAAGTGTAGATGTTAGATGAAATAGGTATCTCTGTATCAGGGTCTACCTCTTGCGCCCTATCATCAAAAACACCCCGTATTTCGTATTGACCGCCAGCTTTAGGTAAGTAAGTAGCTGCTATACCGAGAGTGCATTTGATTTCATCAAAGGCACTCTTAGCAAGGTCTTCAAAATCAATAGGAGGCATATAACCCTCCTATTGGTTATACTGGTGAAAGCTTAACTTTAACAGTAGTGTCGCCGTTACCCGCAGCTTCTACAACAGTAGCAGCTCCGTCAAGATCGCCTGAAGCGTTCTTAAATTCTTTAGCTGTATCGTCCCAATTAACTTTTGCACCTACGGCCATAACATCGGTCGTAAGTTTATCAGCATTGATAACACCTTCAGTTAGGCCTGCGAAAGTTTCGCCTACGGCTGCGGAGGCTTGAGCAAAAGCTAAAATGCTAGTACCGATAAGATACCCTACACCACTTACAACGCCGCCTGACGGAGCAATTAGGTCTAAGATATCGCCTTTTTGTACATAATTTTTCATGTGAGTTTTCCTCCAAACTTTATATAGGAGCCCGAAGGCTCCTAACTTTTTTTATTTTTTATTAAGCACCTGCGTTCTTAAATGCACCTCTATGATCGATAGCCTTAGCTCCTACATCGTGCATAACTTTGATTTTCATACCATGAACTTCAAAACCTTCCTGAGTCATAGTTTGAGGGCCGTTAGTTCCTGACAATCTAGCAAGCTCTAAAATGTCTACTTGGTTTTTATCTGCAAAACCAAACCAAGACGTTAGAGAACCGTTAGAACCACTCTCTAGTCTAGGCTCTACGTCTAGTCTAAGAGGAGTACGCCCCGCTGCTGAAAAAGGAGAAACATTTGTTGAGCTATCAGGAACGATAGACGCAAGTAGTTTTTCCATAGCAGTTTCATGCTCAGGAGGTACAACAGTCAGAACCGGAACTAGAGAAATTTCTTGCCCCTGAAGTCCTGTTTGTCTACGCATTAGTTTTCTCATTTCAGTTAGACCCGCTTCAGACGGCGCAGCCGGCGAAGTTGATAAGTTTCCATGAGCGGCTGAGAAAAGAGCGTTTCCGTCAGCCATGTTAGCGTTATCTTTAAGAATGCTGTAAATAAGATCAGACTCAAGGTCACGAGCACGTCTACCCATTCTTTCAGGTACTCTAGTAAAAGCATCTAGGTCGTCATTTATGATAACCTTACGAGTAATAGCGACGATACGCGCATACTCTTCGATACGATATTTCTCAGCAGCTTCTGCTACTGTACTATGCTTAACTTCGCCGCCTTCAGAAACTTTTTCAAGCTTCTCACCTTCACCAAGGTTTGTTCTAGAGATTTCTTTGAAATCGTCATTGAACACTTCACGAGTAAAAGGCTTCCAAGTGATAGGAGCCGAAGCATACCCGTCACGTAGAGTCTTGTTTAACACGTTTGCCAAGATTTCAGGAAAATCACTTGTTGAGTGAAGACCCGCACGACTCATAAGAGCCATGTCTGCAATTCTATGCTTAGGCATATTGTTTGCGTTAATGCTTCTAGCATTAAGACAAATTCTAGCCATGTCTAAAAGTGACATATAAGCGTATTCACGCCCAGCTTCTGAAAGCTCATGTCCTTTAAGAATAACTGTTTTATGATTTAGAGTCGCCTCTTCGTCTTCAGAACGGAAACGGTGTAAAAGAGCATTTTGCATACCTTCGACACGACCTTTACGAGCAAGGTCTTCGCCTACGCGAGTTTCGTTTGTAGCACGAGTTTCGTTTTCTGGTTTGCTATCTTTTTCAGCAATAGCCTCGATAACAAGAGTACGAACTTCGTCTACCGACTTGTCTTCGTCGATATATGTATCAGCTAACTTAGACTCTAGGCCTACTTTAGTAACAATAGAACGAATTTCTTTTTGTCGAGTTTTCTCAGCGGCTGTCGCTTCAGCTAAAGCTTCATTTCTAAGTTTTAGCTCAGCTTCTTTTCTTTCTTTTTCTTGTTTTTCTTTTTCGATTGGGTCCATATTCGTGTCTCCTGTAGATTGAGTTTCTCTTAAATTTTTATTTTCTGCAACTATTTCTTTTTCTTCTTTGTTTTCGATTTCAGGCTCGACTTCTTTTTCAATTCTTTCTAGCTCGCACTCATTAGTAGCTTCGTCTTTTGATCGGACTACAGCTTTATCATCAAAACCGGCTGATACTAAAGATATTTCTACAGGCTCCCAATCTACTGCACGTAAAATAGGTAGTCCGTCCTCTTCGCCGACTTCTTTAAAACGGTGTACATTATACCCGACAGATACGTGAGACAAAATACCGTCTCTAACATCTTGGAAAACTTCGTCAACGTCAGCTCTTTTTGAAAATCTAATTCGAGCGCGCCCCTCTTTTCCGTCGACTAACTCCGCGCTTTCTACAACTCCTAAAACATTTCTAACGCCGCGTTTTTCTCCATACCCATGTGAGTCTAGAAAAGGCGCTTTATTGTTAAGACGACCCATGCGAACTTCAGACTTTTTAAGTCCTAGCTCTTCGATAAAAGGCTCAGTAAAAAAACCGCCTCTTTTCCCTTTAGAACCTGTCGTAAAAACTACTTCTACAGTTCTATTTTCTTCGTCAATGGTTTTGGGTTGTACATTCGCGATACGCGTCTGCATAGGTATAGAAATTTTTCTTGTTTTGATACTCATTGGTTTTTAGCCTTTGTCTGTTTTTATATTTTGCACATGTTTTATGTTATTTGCAAATTTTAATAAAAACAAGTTACTCGTTTTCTTCGTCGCTGTCACTTTCTTCTAGCTCTTCGCTGTTTACCTTACCTGAATTGTCACGCTTTCTTACATCACTGTCTAGCACTATTCCAAGCTCATCAAGCGTTTTCATATCAGAAGCGTATTCGGCGAAGTGAATATCCGGGTCTTTTCCAAGTTCTCGCGCCGCTTCACTCAATGTTTTAAAACCATTTCTGACCGCAGTTTTTAACGCAGGTATTTCTTTAGTCGGGTCTATCATTTCTCTTTTTGGTGGGGTAAAGACCGCTGTAGCCGACGAAGCATTTTCGCCGATCAACTCAAGAGCGTCTATAAACCAATCGAAAACAGGCTCCATAAATTGAGAAATCATTATACTTTTTCGCCAAGTTTCGACGTTCCTTTGCATTTCAAGCCAACCCATACGAGCACTCGAAAAATTAACATCGCTTAAATCACCTGTTAACGACTCGTAAGTAATACCAAGGCCGGCGGCTATAGATTTCAAAACAACAGTTGTATATTCTTTGTAATTGTCTGCGCCTGGAGGGTTTGAAAGTGTTATGTCTTTACCAGGGGGTAAAATCTCCATAAGCCCCGGCTCCATTTTCTCGCCGATTTCAGCCTCTTGCTCAGTCTCTGCTAGTTCGTCTAGACCGTCTATATCTCTAATAAACGCCGTAAACATCGCTGCGCACTGTTGCCTTTTTAACTGAGCGTCTTCGTATAAATCAAAATCTCTAAGACGCAATACAACCGGAGCTAGCCAAGGCATACCGCTAAGTTGCCCCGGTCGATCTGCTCTATATAAAAATAAAACCTCGTCAGCGGGTATGGCCATTGTCTCAAAACTGTTAGAAATATTGACGTTTATGTTTCCGGGGTGAGCTTTATAGACATGGTAAGCTACAACTTTCCCCGCAGGGTCTACTTCGATACCCTCTATAATACTGTTACCATTAGTTAAGTGTCTGTTGACTTGATTAGTTGCTATAAAATCGCCCTCTAAAATTTGTAATTGTATAGGAGGTAACTCTATATTTTTCCCTTTCGAGTCTCTGACTGTTCTCCTGCCAGTTCGTCTTCGGCGCACTAATACATCGCCGCTTTCAACTACTGCGCGCATAACAGTTCTTTGCATATCGAATAAAGTAGCTCGCCCTTCATAGTCACAAGCTTTTGTGTTGGCCCACGCCCGCCAAATTTCATTTAATCTTTTTTCTCTATTACTTTGAGTCGCACGAGTGTCGACTTTTATTTGAGTTACGATACCCCGCCCTACTACATTGTTTGTAATAGTTTGAGCGCCTCTAGCTGCATAAGGATTGTTTCTAATTAAGTCACGAACTCTATTTCTGAGTCTTATTTTTCCTGTTGCTATTTCTGCGTTCGCACTGCCTGAGCCGGTATGCCAGCCTGAAGTTCTGCGGCCTCCGTCAGCGCCTTCATATTTTCTAGAAATGAAATCGCTAACCATTTTCGCTTTTTGTCTTTTAAGCATAGTGTACGGAGAGAAAAAACCTATAGCTCTGTCATACCAATTTAGTTTCATATTAACATGTTCCTTTACTTGATTTACATAAAAGACGGTTCCCGCCTTTTTTGACCATGCCTAAAGCTCTCATGATTTTTTGCTCAGCTTGCAGAAGTTCGTTCATAGATTTATAAACCACAGTTCTGTCGTTATACTCGACACGCATAGCGCCCGAAGCAATAGCTGCTCTGATAGTTGTTAAATCTGTTAGCGTCCAATTCCCGTTTGCATCTGGCATTACAACTTCCTTATGTAAATGAAGACTTTCGCCTTTTTATTTTAACTTTAGTACGTTTTATTTTAACTTTTTGTTCTTTTTCTTCAGGTTCTTTCTCTTCTTTTTTGGTTTTGTCTTCTAAGATTACACCGACTTCGGCTGCAAGTCGAGCCCAGTTATGCTCTTTGAAGCGGTCTATACCTATCAAACTCGCAGCAGCGCGCGCGTACACTCGACAGTCTAACTGTTCATTTCGCCCATTTGCAACCCATTCGTATTTTTTCTTACCCTTAACCCATTTAGTCTCTAGAGTTTCTGAGGTTAATCTTTTAAAATGCTCTTCGTCATACTCAGGAAAATGACAAAAACCATAAGGAGTGCGCTCGCTTTCTGTCGGCGGCTCTTGCCTTAGCCAACCATAAAGCTCTTGTTTTATTATTGATACCCCAACAGTAAAAAGTTTAAGTCCTCTTTTTACTTTTCCTTTGCCTCTTAATTTTACGTCAACAGCGCGCGGAGAACTTATCATAGTAGATTGTAAGTCCGACCCTTTAATGGCCACAACTCTAGAAATAGGAAACTTTCTTACCCAGCTATACACCGTTTGAGTATTCCAGCCCGAGTCAATAGCAGCCATTTTTATAGGTAGGTCGTGACCGCCTTCAGTTTCCCATACTTCAGCGAGCATTGACTCTAAATGAATCCAAGGCTCATTTTGTATCGAACTCGTATCACCTACAAAAACTCTGTAATCAATAGACCACGAAACTTTGTTTTTACCCCACCCGACTATTTCGCACTCTATGCGGTCGGCTTGGATATCAACTCCAGCAGTTAAAAATAAAACGCCGTTTGGTAGGGTATTCATTTTATAGTCTTCACGTCTTAGATAAAGTTTTTTCCAATCAGGAGCCTCGCCTTTATCCTTCCAAGTTTCTCCCAAAACTGTATTAACAAAAGTTTTTAGTTTCTCGATGTTTTTTTGCGGGTAGTGTGCGTCCTCCCATTGTCTGACAGCGTCCTCCCAGCTAAACCAACCGACAGGAGAATACAAACCGCTTAAATGAAAACCTATTAATTTTTTACTAGTGCTTTCGCTAGTAGCTCTCCACTCACCTTTTTTTAACATTTTTGTTTTTTGCCAGTTATATATTTTTTCTTTGCACTCTTCGCATTCGTAATAGACAGTTTCTGGTTTTCTTGATTCCCATTTTATTTGATTCCATTGCAAAAATTGATAGTGCTCACAATGTGGGCATGGGATATAATATTTACGTTGGTCTGTTCTTTGAAAATTATTTTCTATTTTAGAGCGGTCTTCTATAGTGGGGGTAGAAATATGGAATACTTTTTTCTTACCGGAGAAAGTGTCGGTTCTTTTCTTAGCGAGGTCGATTGGGTCGCCTTCCCCCTCCACGTCACCCGGAAACGCATCCTCTTCGTCAAATATCAAATATCTGATTGGGGTACTTCGGAGGCCGGCGGCGCTGTTGGCCCCGGCGAGTACGAGGAGCCCGCCGACGAACTCTTTTAATAAAAGAGTGTTCCCTGAGTCTCTAGCTTTTTGGTCTTTAACTTTACTACTGAGTCTAGGGCTCTCGTCTATTAAAGGCTGAATACGAGTCTTTGAAGTTTTCTTTGCGTCTTCTACTCTAGGCATAACAGACATAACAGGCCCTGGAGCATAGTCAATGATATAGCCAAGAAAATTATTCCCGCACTCAGTCCCGCCGACTTGCGTTCCTTTCATAAAAACAACTTCAGTGTATTGAGAAGTTACGCTTAAACTGTCCATGATCTCACGAAGAAAAGGCGTTCTGCTAGTTTTCCATTGACCCGACTCCGCACTTGAAACTTTAGATAGTACTCTATGCTTATCGGCCCATTGACTAACAGTTAGTATAGGGTCAGGTTTAAGCCCGTCCATAAAAGCGCGGATATATCTAGACCTATCTGCAAAACTCATTTTTTAGATTTTGCCTTTTTCTTTTTACTTTCAATGTATCCAGACATCAAAGCGCAATAATTGGCCAAGTCGTGAAGCGTATCCTGTACGCTTTCGTCTTTTACTAGTAGCTCTCCTTTTTGAACAAAAGAAGTTATACGGCAAAACTTATCTGTCATACGAGTAAGAAAACCTTGCTCTGTAGAACAAATACCAAGCTGCTCAACTTTATTAAAGTTAGCAAACGGGTCAGCGTCTTTACCTGTATAATCTGCATTTTTCTTTTGTGTCATAGTAATCATGTCACCACAAAACTTTTTATGAAATTTCAAATACTCATCTTTAGTCATAAGACCCCCTATATTTCTAATATTTTTTCAAAACCCATTTTTAAAAAATCATCCGGGTAGTATATTTTTCTTTTAATAACATCTAGCTCTAGCACTTCTAAAGCTAGTTCACTGCAATACATCTTTTCGTCGTCGCCGAAACTTCGGTCGTATTCTATCGAAGTATCTAGCCTTAAAAGATTTCTTGTTATTTTTTCAAAGCCTATTTTTTCAACAGATAGCAAACATATATAGTCGGTGTGAATTAGTAAGTCTTCTAAAGGTATGACTCTAAAACCTGTAGCGACCATTTCATAGACATCGCCCTGGTAGTAGATACAGACATGAGAATATTTTCCCGGCACTAAGTTAGAAGACAAACTGTATCTTGAGCGAGTTAGCAAGAGACAAACTTCAGGTATTTCTTCTTTTATTTGTATCCAGTTTCCATATTCCAGTCTAGAATAAAAACTAAAACTAGGTATGAAGGTTTTTAAAATCCAGGCGTAGAGTTTTGTATTCAAAAACCATTTCATTTTTTATCGCCTTTTGTTAGGCCTTCGAGCGCGCTAACTAGTTCACGATTTAAATACATTTCTACACTATGGGGGTCGGTTTCTACTGCAATTTCTGGAGCTATCCTAGCGGGTATAGACAAAATAGCATCGCGCACTTTGCGGGCCATTTCAAAAGCGGCGCTGTCAACTTCGGCCACGGGTATAAGCTTACCGGCTTGCTCTTGATATTTAAGTTCGGCCATTTGAGCTTTGTAGTATTTTTCTCTCAGCTCAGTATCTGCATACGATAGGTCGTTAAAGACTAGTTTTTTACTCGGGAGTACTTCAGCTTTTTCTGCTTTAACTTTTCTTTTGTTTCCTTTCGCTACTGCTTTTTGATCTCTGTTTTTATGCCACTCTTCTAGACATTTTTCTTTGTCTAGTTGCCAGCGGCCGTCTTCGTTTTTTACTGCGGTCGGGAGCTTACCTTTTTTAATTGCGTAGTGAACAGATTGTAAATTTACGTCGACGAGCTTCGCGAATTTTCCGGGGCTCAAATATTCAATTTCTTTTTTTTCTTTTTTAGACATAGCTTTTCAGTCCCATATTAAAAGCTGCAAAAAAGGTTAACACTAGGCAAAAGCTGCGCTCCCCTTCC